CTTGGCTCATTCTGATGTAGTTTTCAGACGGGAATTTATAGCCACTGAGCTTCTCACCCTCTTTGCTAATTCGCACATTCTGGATAGGCCGTGCCGCATCGCACCTTGCCGACACCCAGCCAGGCTTAATGCTATTCATGCTTTTCACAATCTGCACATCTTCCATCAGCACCTTCACGCTGGTAGGTGTCAGCACTATGTCGTCATTGGCCACAATGCAAGATGACCAGTCTTTCATGGCCGCCTCAATCACTTCGTTGTAATCTTCGCCAAAGTTCCTTGGCTGGCCATAGATTTTGTAATCAGCATCAAAATGCTCGATTACCGACTCAGGGCCGCGCAAATAGACCGGACACTCTGGCGCGTATTGCCTGATGGATTCAAGCAATACGGCCAGACCATGGCCTTTGACAGTGGCAATGACAATTGGACAAATCATTTTTTGGCCTTGTTTCTTGCAGATATTGCAGCCGCCTTGGCTTTGGCATCGGCTTTGGAGCTTGCACCCCATGCCTTCAATGACAGCAGCAGCCGTGTCGGCTCACCGCCCTTCATCTCAGGACCAGGCATATTGCCCATGCGCGCCAAGAAGCTGGCCCGCCTTGGGTTATCGCCAGCTTTGACTGGCGCTTTCAAGTTCATGCCCTCGGCCTTCGCACTGGCACGGCCCTTGGCATTTAAGCCACCAGAGGGGCTTTTGCCCTCTTTGCGCTGCCAAGCTGGTGTCTTCATTTCTTTGGCTTCTTTGCAGTCTTGGCAGCGGCCTTGAAGTCAGCAGCTGTTGGCGCGCCTTTAGTGCCAGGCTTGCGCATCTTTTCTTTGCTGCCTGCTGCTATCCGAGCCTGCTTTGCATTGATATTGGCATAGAGTCCGGCTTTCATCATTCAATCCTTTCCATGCAAATTGATAGTGATCAAAGAATCTTCTGAGTAATCTTCGCCATCACCCATGTCTTGACCATCGCCTTCACCCGTATTTGGGCCACCGACCACCCATGCGTCACAAGTTCGGCTGGCCGCACATTTAAAGTCAAAGATTTCGCAATAACCAAGATCGGCCAATTTGATTGTTCCCCATGGATCAGCTTCCATGCCAATGCCATTAGCAATGCACTCTTTGATCTTATCGGACACATTAAATGCCGCGCAGTTACCGCATCGGCTTTTCTTGGCATCGGCAATGCTCACATCCCAAGTGTCAGCTTTCTTTTGCCAGTAAGCCGTGTTCGGCAGCGCTGGATTCTCAGGACCATAGGCCGCAGTGGTAATCGCCTTGGCGCGGTTTTTTAGGTTCAAGGTCACATCTTGTGTGGGCATAGGGCATGACTGCTCACTGCCCTGCTGGGCCATGCCAGATTTGTTGTCCATGACCTGGCGCATGGTGCGTTGCATGGTGGCCATTATTTCTTTCCTTTGTTTGTGGCTGTGCGCTGACCGCGCATGGGCATCTTTGCCTCAGACATTGCAATGGCAATGGCTTGTTTAGGATTCTTAACAATTTTGCCAGTTCCACCGCTGTGGAGCTTGCCGGCTTTGTACTCGCCCATTACCTTGCCGACCTTCTTTTGCGCTTTTGTCATTGCCTTCATGGCCATCCCCTTTCATGGTTAGTGGATATGTGAATTATGCAACCCGCACAAGGTTTCTGCGCAGTGGCTGAGACCACTTATTGCTTCCACCTGACCCGTACATTCCCGCCACCGCGTCACTGGCAAATGTCAGGACAAAGGCATCGGCCTTGTCAGGACTTGGCAATCCTCTGCGCTTGATCTCGTCTTTCCCCTCGATGGCGATCTTGCCGTTTGAGGTGAATGAGTACCGCACTGTGGCCAGTTCAGCAATAAGCACCTCATCCTTTGGCATCTTGCAGTCCCGTGCCTCAAGCCATGCCCGAGCCTTATACCAAAGCTCTGCTTTCAGATTTCTGTACGTTCCACCCATCGCGGGTGATTCTGAGACATTGATCCCTCTGGCCGGCAGACCCAGCTCCCGCAGCCGGTCCACCACCCCAGCACCTAATCCAATACTATCCACCAGAATCTCTTTCGGCTGCTGGCTTGGTGGCAGCGCCTGGTACTCGGCCACTACCGCACCAGTCAATTGCATCAAGTCCAAGTTTTTCCATGTCCGGATATTCTCAGTGACCGCATTCCCTTGGCGCTTGCACAGCGCTGACCTATCCGATCCAAACCGCGCCACATCCAAGCCCCATAGCATGGGCGCATAGTCACTTGGCGCGACATCCCGATTGACCGCGCTTTCGAGCAAGTCCATGGCAATCACAGTGTCATCATCGCCCTTAGGAAATTCACCGATCACCCTGATCCGGTAGACGTTGCTCTCTTCCCCATAGCGCATGGCCATCTCTTTGACGTACTCATCTGAGACACGGGGCGAGTCGGTGCAGGCCACTTGAAACGTGGTCCACTCATCGGCCAGGCGCGTGTGGGTGTCGTAGAAAAACCCACTGGACCTCACCGGATTCCCCAAAAGTAGCGTCACCGCATTGTGGCCAGACATCGAGCCAGCCGCGGCCTCGAACACTTGCTCTGGCACACCACTAGCCTCATCGGCCACCAGCATGACGTTCTCACTGTGAATCCCCTGCAAAGCCTCTGGCTGCTCGGCCCGACTTGTCCTGGCTGAAATAAACATCTCAGTCGGTGCAGCATTGAATTCAATCCTCTCTTGCTTGACAGTCAACAACCCCTGCAAAGGCAAAGGCATCGCATTAATCCACCTCTTCAGCTCGGCAAACATCGCGTCATAAAGCTGAGAGCTTGTCGGTGCAGTCACCACCACCTTGACCGGACTCCTGGTCATAAAGTACCAGAGCATGGCCCAGCTGCTTGCCGTGGATTTCCCCACCCCGTGGCCAGACCTAACACTTATCTTCCTATCCCCACGCGCTATTGCATTAAGAAACTTCACTTGCCATGGGTCAGGGTCAACCCCCAAAACCTCCCGCACAAATAACACTGGGTCCGGCTGATACCGGTCCACCCACTGCGCAAAGACATTAGGATTATTCATTATTTATTCTTTGAATTTCATTATCTTTATGCACCAACCATTTATTACCTAATATTCTCATCGCTTTAATATATTGCAGTTGATTATGTCTATTAGTGCTACGCGGCACATAATCAACATTGAATAACTGTCTGACTTTAGTTAATAACGTGATATTCATATTATCCCCACGATATCTTTTTTACTCACCCATGCGTGCCAGGTTACTAACCCATCTTGGCCCATCAAGGTGCAGAAGACCTTGCCGTCTTTTTCCTCATCAGTGTCGATCACGATCCATTCATGGCCATCAATAATCACTGTCGCTAGCTTAGATTTCATTCGGTTACTCCGTTGTTTGTGGAGTTGACATTTTTGCACAATTTGACTTGTTTGTTAACTAGTTCAAAATTTTTTTAAAAAATTTTTTTTGTAGGTGTTTAGTGCCGCCACAGTCGCCCCCGCCAAACCGGCCAAGGGGGGGTCACGGCCACCAGCCGCCAACCGGCCATCACCGACTTGTCCCCAGATTTTGGCCAACTTTATCCACAGATTCCTGTGCATAAGTAGGTCTGTAATACTTTAATGCACTTAATTCTGTGGATATCTAGTTATCCACTTAACATAATGATCGTTGTATAAAGTGACTGAATCATTTGGTATTCATATCCTCAATTGTCACACTGCGCTTGCGCAATGCATCAAGGGCCATGCTTCCAAGGTCGATATTGACCAGGGGTTGCTGCTTGTCACCATACTCATCTGGAGCCTGCTTGGCGGCCAGCCAGCGCCTTGTGTCCACTCTCAGCTTGGCCACTTGTGCCTCTTGAGGGCTTGCGTTATCTGCAATTTCTAGCGTCTGCTCTGCTAAACTTCTCCCACCTCGCGTGCGTGCGCGTGCGAGCAGTTCCCCCCGCTTTGCATCTTTTTCGATCCATTTGTAGAAACCACCGATGCTTATGTCCAAAGACTTAATCACTGAATCGATGGTCTTCCCTTGTGAGATATGGTCAAAGAGCATAGCTTCACCGCCAAAGGCGTGAATTTTCTTATTGATCCCAGACATCTCTTTTCTCTCGACAGCTGCTTGATCACGCAATGTGAGCTGACGCTCAACAATGTTGTCAGCAAGCTCATTTAGTGTTTGTGCTTTTGCCATTCAAATACCCTTCAATGATTTTGATTGCATCTGGCGCTGATCTTGAGACCAGGCACAGATATCCTTTTGCGTTTAACTGCAAACCCACAGCACTTTGTTTCTCTGAAACCACTCCGGCCTTGGTCTTCATCTCAATAAAAAGCCCGTGAAAGCCATTTTTAGGCTCTAAGACGCAAAGATCAGGCATCCCTGCTAAAACCCCTTCAGAATGCAATCTAACGCGCTCTGAGGCGCTTCTATCGCCTCCATTGGGTATTGCTGCAATGATGCAGTCTGGATAAAACGCACGAATGTGTTGCACCACTTTGACCTGGTCAATGTGTTCAATGCTTTTTCGTTTGCGCTTTATGTCAACCACCATGATTCGGATTCTACTGCCGTGGCCTTGGCTTGAAACAAGTGGCATCGGTGTTTGACATCGGTTGGGAATGCAGCCAGTCCTGTTTGGCTGCACTGATGTTCGGACCATGTGATGGTTGCCCATCCATTCCTAATCTTTGCCTGGTCAAACATCCATTGCAATGGCTTTGAGTTGACCTTTCTGTGCCTCTCCATCTGCTCGGCTGGCATCGACTGGCGTTGTTCGACCATTTCCGCATTAGCGCAGTTTTGGCAGAAAACGCGCTCATCTTCGACTATTTCATCAATTGTGGATAACCTGTGCATAACTTTCCTTTTAGTTGGACCATCTAATGCTCGTTTCTAATACGGAAAACCCTTAAGGAATTTTCCGCCTTTCCGCATTAGAAATCTGAGTAGCCACTAAGCCTAGACTGGTCTGTGGATAAGTGGGTCTAATGACCCCACTTATCCAACAATCCCTGCCATTGTCTAATACGGAATTCCGCATTAGTTCCGTATTAGTTCCGCCTTTCCGCATTAGATTGATCATGCCAACTTCACCCAGCCTGATGATGGTCCATTTGGTGCGAATCTGGTGAAGATGGCCGTGCCAATGTGCTTGCGGATATAGCCTGCATCACTGCCTTTTACGCTGCTGAATATCTCAGTCCAGTCCAGTTGATATGCGTTTTGAAGTTCTTTTGGCACGACTGGCCTGCCTGGCCCTCTGCGCATGATGACGTTGCCTTTGTCATTAATGATGGCTTGGACATGGTTGCAGACCTCATCGCACTTGTCCTGGATGCGCTGCTCTTTGGCGTTGTCTTGCATTGATTGCTTGGCGGCCATTCGGTCTTGTTCTGACGACATGGCTGGAATGGCCACCCGACAAATAATCTCTTGCATATCACCAGCTGGGGTTAAGACAATTTCTGGGAATGTGATGGAGTCGAATTTGATTTCTCTAAATTGAGGCTCATAGCGCGTTTTTGTCAGCTTTAAGTAGCGTTGGTTATCCTCATCCATAAAAAGCACTCCTGTGAGGGTTGCATCGCCTGTGAATGCACTTGCACCACGGGCCATGGCATCGGAGTCTTGTCGGCTAATAGTTTTGTTTGTGTGGGTCAAAATGCAAACTGGCGCTTTTTGCTGGACAAATATGGTCTGCTTGATGGCGGCAATATATGCACCCACTTCAGAGTTGTCATTCTCATTGTCAATATCCATGGTCGCATTGGCCGTGTCCAGGACTAATAATGGCTTTATGCCATTGAGAGTGTGGCGCTCAATATTATGTGCAAGTCTTAATAAATCTTTGACATTAGACCTTCTGGCATCAATAACGACAAACCAGTCGTTTAGATTATTTATCTTGTAATGCTTTGAATATGCAAAAAGAGTTCGGATTATCTGGTCACTGTCTTCGGTCACGATAATTGACTTGCGTTTCTTTTTAGCGTGAATCTCGCAGCCATCCACTGCAAACCCTGCCATGACCATGCACATTGATAGCACTGCTGTGGTCTTACCCACGCCAGGCTGACCGGCCAAGATGAAAAAAGAATGGGCCATGAAGCCTTCGATCAAGTAATCGATGGGGTTGAGTTTGGTAAGGTCTAAGGCTAGTTCTGGCCATGACGGGTCTGGTGCGTCTTCTGTGACTGGTGCATTAATCACTGCTGCAAAGTCTTCGACTGCACTTTTTCGCTCAGTCTGCTTGGTTGGCGCTTCCCAGCCATTGTCTTTGGCGTGCTTAAACAATGTGCCAATGCCAACACCTTTGCCCTGGTGAAAGCTCTTCCAGTGGGTCTCGATGTCTTTTGTGCCGGCAAACTTCTGGCCAGCCATGGACCACTGCATCCATGGGCCGAGACCTTGTTCCCCAAATTCGGTGTGCAGCGCTTGGCCAAGCTCAATCCACTGGTCGTAATCGCAGTCTGGGCTGATATGGTGCAAAGCCTTGATGGCGCGATCAAGATCGCTGTCTTCAATTCTTGAGCCTAATTGGGTGAAATCAAATCTTTCATTTGAAAGATTTTGCTTCGGTTCTTGCAATTGATGCTGCTCGATGATGCCCCAGTCCATTAACAATTCATGCAAATTGACGGCCTCTTGGAATTCACCGACCAATTGATTGCCACTAAGTAACACTGACTTACCGGCACTGTTTGGCAGACCAAATACTTCTAATTCTTGGCCACCGCCAAGTTTGTATTTGGGCAGCACCTGGTCAGATTCTTTGGGTGGCTGGACCCATAGAAAGACATGGCGGCCACGGCCTGAGACAGAAACCTCGGTCAGCATCTTGTTTTGCTTGACATATTTGGCCATGCGCTGGATGGCCACATTGGTGGGGCCAGAGGCGTGTTTCATGTCCACATCAAGGCAAACCAAATAGTTCCCTGATGCGCTGATGATGGGGCGCTGCTGGACTAAGCCAAGATATTGGCCATGGGGTGCGTCTTCCATGGTCCAAACGTCTTCAGCGTTGTAGAGATCGCTTTGGTCTGTATCCCGTGCCACGCCTTGGCCAGATCGCTTGTAGGGGATTTTTTTGTTGCCTTGCAGGGCAAAGGTGCAGAACACGGCATCAGGAGCCACAGCGCCTATTTTGCAGGCAATGCTTTGGGACTGTTGAAATGTGTCGTTTTGGGGTGTTTCAGTTATGATTGGCACTGAAATTCCTTTAGTTGGGGGTTTCATTGTGAGTTGCCTTGAGTTGACTTTGGCCTGGTAGTGTTAACGCGCTACCAGGCTTTCTTTTGGCAGGGATGTGAATTCTATTCCTTCGCCTTTTCTTTGACTAGGCTTGATGCAGCCTGTTTCTCACCGACTAGGTCTTCGCTCACCTCGACCCCGAGTTTTAAGACAGCACTGGGCGACTTCAGCTCCCAGACCTTCAAGTTGTCTTTGAATGCCTCCATGACCAGCGCCTCATCCTTCCAAAATTTTGTCTTACGGCCTGCGCGCATGGTCCAGCCATCAATGGCTTTGCCCTCAATGATCTGAGCTTTAGCAGCAGACTGCACTGCATCGGCCCATGCGGCCACCAAAGCCGCGTTGTCTAGCATCTCAGGGGTAACAGTGGTGTCAGGCTTGAAATCGCTTCTAGCGACCTCTTGGACCTTCTCACGCATACTGGGGCAAATGGTCTTGGCTTTGCAGTACCGGCAGGCATCTGGGCTTGGCCTTGTTGGTGCATCGCCTGAGAGCGCCAGCTCGGCTGCGGCCTTGAGTCTTTCGCCATGCTCGACCAGTTCTTGGCCAGACACTGTCCACTTGCTGTGACCCACACGGGGCTGGAATATGTGCATGGTGCAAGTGATGCTGGCAGGCGCTTTGAATTGCCTCATGGCTCCCAATGCATAGGTCAGCAGTTGCTTGTTGTCTGTGGCATCCACAGCGACTCGGCCAGTCTTTAGGTCCACGACATGAAGATGGTCCCCATCGACCAGGACTGCATCGGCCGTGCCACCCAGTGCTGGGTGCAGAGACTTCAGACCTTCATCCAAGTTGACCTCGATGAGCTTTTTGCGTGGGTTTTCAACCAGAGTATTGACAAAGTCGGCATAGCCTTGGGCCATGGCCACATGGTCCTGATCAGTTCCGGTTGGCACTTCTTTGCCAGACAGAATGATCTCTGACAGTTCATGGATCGCAGTGCCTACGGCCGCAGCCTCGCCTGCTGGCTCATAGGGCATGAGGGATTCGAGCCGGTATGAGCCTGGGCATTGCATGAATCTGTCTGTGCGTGATGCTGACAGTCGGGCGTGTTTTCGGGTTTCGTGTTGCATGGTTTCTCCTGGTTAAATGATTTGATTAACGACATTGAGCTTCTTTAAGACCTTGGCCAAGACATTGTGGTCTAGGCTTGCTTTGATGGTCAGAATGTAGATGATGGGTGGAATGCCTGATTTATTGATGTTCTCGACCCTGCTGCTGGCCTGCTCCAGTGCTGATGTGGACCAAGTGCATTCAACAAAAACAATGGTGTCGGCAGCACTTAGGTCCACACCTTCAGACATGGCGGCAATGTTGCCGATGATGCATTTGGTCTGGCCAGACTGAAAGTCTTTAAGCGCCTTGTCGCGCTTGGCCCGTGACGTTTCACCCGTAATAACTACGGGTTTATGGACCATGAGCAGCTTGTCTAGCTCGGCCACCACATCCTTATGGTGCGCAAAGACCACCACCGGCTCTTCGGCCTGGAGCAAGTCATCGATGAATTCACTGGCGGCCTTCACTTTGCGCATACCAGCCTCACGCATGATCTCGGCCAAGCCTTCAAAGGCCATGAGCGCGTTGGGGTTGGCCATCAAGGCATCGGCATCAAAGGCTTGCTCGCGCTTGTCATTGGGCAGATCAAAGGTGATCAGACTGACTTGTGGGTCTTTGTAGTCTTTAAAAATGTTTTCTTTTTTACGTCTTAGGACATGAGGTTTCATCATGTCTTTGAGTTCGACCAGGTTAGACGCGCCAGATGTGTCCAAGCCCCATGGCGCTGACCACATCTTTGCGTATCTGGCCGCAAAGTCAAACCAGCCGCCTCTGTAAATGCCAAGGCCGTGCAGAACAGGCCACAGCTCAATCGGCCTGTTTGGGATGGGTGTGCCAGACAATGCATAAACATGGTCCACTTTCTTCATGGCCAGCATTGCGGCCTTGGTCCTTTGGGCCTTTGGATTCTTAATCCTGTGGCACTCATCGAGAACCAGAGTGTTATATCTGTCCACATTAGTTACACCATACTGCAAGACATCGTAGTTGATGATGGTCACATTTGCACTATTTACCTCTGAAGCCTCACGTTTCCCATTGACCACATGGACCGAGACGTTGGGCGCCAGCTTACTGAAAGCCGCCTCCCAGACTGTCTTGGCAATGGCTGGGCAAACGATCAGGGCTGGGAGGTTTTCAAGTGCAGCAGCTGCTGTGGGTAGCGTCTTGCCAACCCGTGGCTGGTCGGCCAGTATGGCCCTGCGCCTAGACAGCAAGAAGAGCTTGGCCTCTTGCTGATGCGGGAATAACTGCATGATCGTTTCCTCGTTTTAAGTTGTTGCGATCATATCTGCATTTGTGCTAAAGTGCAATTTCTGTTTGACGACAGAAACGTAAAAACCTTAAACCCTTAAAAGGAAAAAACCATGACCAGAGTTGTAACCGGCAAAGTTCGTTTTTCATATTTCTCAGCATTGACTGCTCGTAAGAATGAGATGAACGGCAAAGAAGAGTTCTCAACGCAAGTGCTTGTCCCAAAGACAGACACCGAGACTGTGAACCAATTGAAAGCGGCAGCCAAGGCCGCATTGACCGCCAAGTTCGGGGACAAAATCCCAAAGACTGTGCGCAATCCCTTGCGTGATGGCGATACTGAAACCAAGTCTGATGGCTCACCACTGGGTGCTGAATATGCGGGGCATTACTTTTTCAACACCAAATCCACCAATAAGCCTGGTGCAGTGGATGCCCATGGCCATGACATTCTTGGATCACAAGATATTGTCTCTGGTGACTATGGCCGCGTGTCTTTGAATGCCTATGCTTATGACCAGGCAGGCAACAAGGGCGTGTCGTATGGTTTGAACAACATCATGCTTTTGTCTAAGGGTGATTCGCTGGGTGGTGCAAAGCCATCGGCTGCCAGTGACTTTGGTGTGGTGGCCGGTAAAGCGCCAGCTGCCGAATCAATCGATAACGACTGGTGATTTGTTAATCAGCTTTTCAAGCGCCAAGTGCAATTGATTGACTGATGTCCACAGAGGCTCCACAGTTCCAGACAGCCACCGGCTGACTTGGGACTGCTGGATGCCAGCCTCATCGCACACCGCAGACATGGTTATCTTGTGAGCCTTGGCCCTTGCCTTGATATCGTGAATTGATTCCATGGCCGCATTCTAATTGCGTTATATGCAAAAAAACAACATGGACAGAATTACTTCTTGCAAGATAATTAAATTCTGTCAGACTCCGTTACTCCTATTCAACTTAAACGAAAGAAACCTATGAAACCCTCAAACGAAACCCTCATGGATTTATTGACCGCCTTGGCCATTGGCGTTGGCTTGGCTGCACTCTTGGTGGCATGGTGGTCCTCATGAAATACGGCCCAACACCTAACTGCCCCAGAGGCTTGTTTCAGTTCGACTGCTCAGTTGAAGACGTTGACCTTATATGCTTTCTGGAATACAGCCCAGAAGAAAAAGGCTCGACAGACTCCCATGGCTCACCTTATGAGCCTGACCTTGAAGAGTGCATGACCCTCAACAACGCATACATCGCTAGCACTGATGTGGACATTGCCCACATGATTTTGCAATCCATGGTGGACCACATTGAAGTGTCTGCATTGGAGAAGTTTAAGGATGGTGATGAATGAGCTGGCTCTTTTCGCAGGCGCTGGTGGAGGAATACTCGGAGGCAAGCTCCTTGGATGGCGCACAGTCTGCGCAGTCGAGTGGGAGCCATACCCAGCAAGCGTATTGTGCGCCAGACAAAATGACGGCCTTCTCCCGCCTTTCCCGGTTTGGGATGACGTACAAAGTTTTAGAGGAGAGCCATGGCGAGGCATTGTTGATGTCGTATCTGGAGGCTTTCCGTGCCAAGATTTGTCCACCGCAAAATGGGGGGGGGGGCTGGTCTTGACGGAGAAAGAAGTGGATTATGGAAAGAGATGGGGAGGATTATTGGCGAGGTTAGACCGAGATTTGTCTTTGTGGAGAACTCCCCAATGCTCGTTAATAACGGACTCGACAGAGTCCTTGCAGACCTTTCCAAACTGGGGTTTGATGCGAGATGGGGTATTGTGGGAGCAGACTTCGTTGGCGCACCCCATAGACGGGAACGATTTTGGTTGGTGGCCCACTCCAACAGCGACAGACTTTATGACGGGTCAAACAAACGGAATAACTTACACGGGCAAAAGATTTGTGAGGAAAAGCCACAAAACTGGCACGGAGTTTGGAGCAAAGCTAACAAGTGCTTATCGACTGATGACTGGAAAACATTTGCCACCGAGTTTTACGGAATGGATGATGGGATGGCCTCGCGATTGGACAGAATTAAGGCCTGCGGAAATGGCCAGGTTCCAGAAGTGGCAGCAACAGCATGGAGAATTTTGAGTGAACAATGAATTACCACCAGCCCTTGATGCCTGCCTTGACCTGGTCAAAGACTTACTCCACCCAGAAGTCTTTGGCCACTCAATCCCCAATGAAGTTAAAACCCGTGCATTCGTTGTCAAAACAATGCTGGAGCGCTTGAAAGTAAGAATGGATAAGCAGACATGACCAGAGGCTTGAAACCCCGTGTAGGCCCTGCCATTGAGGCAGCACTACAAAAGAAAGGCAATCTGTCAGACCTTGATCTGGCCAAGATTTGCTTTTGTTGCAGACGTAGCGCGGCCAGAGAGCTGTTTGACCTTCACTGCAATGAATTGGTATATATCAGCGGATATACCAGAGTCAGCAACAATGGCCAGTGGCGGCCACTGTGGTCATGGGGTAATGAAGAAGATGCCATTGCACCTGGTCCCGTGCCAGGCGCTGATCGCATTCGGAAATATCGCGACAAAAAGAGTGCAGACGATAAAGACTTTGACGCTGCCAGACGCAGGCAGAAAAGACGGGTCGTGAAACGCGACCCACTTGTGGCCGCGTTTTTTGGGTCTTAGTTATTGGCCAACATAACCAGGCAGCATTGAACCAATCTGGCCAGAAGTTCTGCCGGAAATGCCAGCAGCCCTTGCGCGAGATTCGTTCAATCTTCTGATCACTTCAGCCAAATCTGTCAATTGCTGCTGGTCACGCGATAGCAAGATTTTGCCAATCTCATTTCTCACGGCCTCTGGAGTTCTTGTCTGGCTTGCAATGTTTGATGCTGCCGCCAACATTCCAGTTGGACTTCCGGCAGCAGCCGCAGCAGCTGCTTGACCCAATGGTGCGACTTCAAGATCAGCAGTTCCAGCCAAACGTGCAGCAGTTTGTGATCCACGGCCAGCAGACTCCAGACCTTTCAATCGAGCTTCTTTGGCCACCGCAGACGCAAATGTTCTGTAATCATTGCCAAATACTTCCTTCAATCGGTCTTGCGTTGCTGGCTCTTTCCACATCTTGAGCAAAGATGTCTGGCCAGCCTCTGTGCCAGTCTTCTGACGCAAAGCCTGCAAAGCACCAATGCGGAATGCATCGATCTCTGATGGCGTGAAACCCTTCATTGCTTGGCCAAGTTCAAGCACATCGCCAGTCATGGCTTTACGGCCAACTTCAGCTGCATCCATCATTTGGGATGGACCGGCCCATGTCTTCATGGCCATGGTGTATGCAGACTGGCCACCAATTTTGGGAGACTGAGCCTCAAGAACACCCACCAATTGCTTGCGCACATCATCGTATGCATTAGCCTGGGCATTGCTGCCAGTTCTGCGCAGACTTTGGGCAGTGTCGTAAAGGGATTGTTTCAAAGTATCCAAGACATTCATTGGCACTGGATCACCAACTTTGAGCTTGGCCAAGTCAATGGTTTGGCCAGTCTTTGTTCTGAATAACAGTTCAGCAGACCCTTGGACTGCTTGTGATTTGTTCAATGCATCGGCCAAAGTGTTATCAACTTTCAAAGCCGCTTGATCAATGGCTGCATAGTATGGGCGAGACTCAGCAAATCTTTGAGCGCTAAATTTATCAAGTGTTTGCATAAATTGAGCGCCTTGAGTGCCAAGACTTTCATCGGCAGCAGTCATCAATCGACCAGCACGGCCTGCTTGGCGCTCACGAATGGCGCGTTCCACAGCCTCAGTCGTTGTGCCAGGCAATGTGGCCTGCACATCGAGCAAATTGCGTGTGGACTTGCCACCTACATCTGCAATGCGAGCCTCTGGGCCTAATTTGGCCAAACGCGCTTGGGCCATGGTCAATGCACTTGGTGCAAGACCTTCTGGCACATCGCGAATCAAAGACTCGGCCACCTTTTGCTGTGCGTATGTGCCAGCAGCAGTGGGTGACATACGCGCCATGACCTGACGGCCACCAGCGCCAACTATGCCCATGACTGGCTGAGTCACTGCACCCAATGTGCCACCAATCAATGTACTCTTGGCCGCATCTTTTAGTATTTCTTCAGCACTCTGACCAGTTGACTCGCCAATGCCACCCAGCAATCCATAGCCTGCACCAGAGACACCAGCCTGCACTGCGCGTTGGCCCATGCCCATGATTTGACCAGCAGCTGGAGCGCCAGTCACATATTGACCAACTTTGGCAATTGCTGGTGCAACACTTGGAGCGACCGCTTCAATGGCAGGCATGACTCGTTTGCCAACTTCTTGCACGACTTTGCCGGGAACACCGGCAATCATCATTGGCACACTGGCAGCTAGTTGTCCAGCGGCTGCATAGTATGGTGATTCTTTCTGATAAGACTCAGCAGCGCCTCGGAATATGTCACGGCCCATTGTGTAGGCTTCAGACAATGGCACACCTTTTTGCATAGCTAACATTGGAGCGCCAATAACACCAGCCAATTCATCGGAAAAGCCAAATGTTGGGCCACCGGCCGCACTGGCCAATGCGCGTGTTGTTGTGCCTAGTTTTGCACCAGCCTCATAGGCTTTTGATTTCGACTCAGCCAAGAATTTAAGAATCTCACTTGGCTTGTATTGATTTTCAAGTGCTGTGGTGACTTGAGTGCCAACAGTTGGCATTTGGGCTAGAAACTGGACAATTTCATCATCGCCATAACCAGCCTTTTGAGCTTCTTTGATTTTGTCTTTAATGCCATCCATGATCAGCCTCCTGGTGTTCCAAAGATATTACCAAGAGATGGTCTTACTGCACCACCACCGCCTGGTGCTGCACCAGGTCTTGTTCGCATAATTGATGGGATTGTCGCTGGAGCGCCAAGAGCTGCATCAAGGTTTTTAAATCCATAGGCTTGGCCAAATCCTTGGAATTCTTGGCGTTTTTTGTTGTACGCATCGCCAGCGGCTGCATATAACTCATTAGATAAAGCCTTAAAGTCTTCGCGCTGTGTGGGCGTGAGTTTCTGGCCACTCATCATGTTGCTGAAATAACTCTGCAATCGGTCCATGCGGCCTGCTGCCGCCATAGCAATGCCAAGTTCAGACTCGCGCACCACAGAGCCTGGGTCTAGCAATTTCATCACTTTGGTTGCACCGGCAACATCACCAATTGGTGTTCCTTGACTCAAAGATGAAACCACTTGGCCAAAAGCAGACTTTACGTCTTGATAGTCTTTATAAATTGGCTCTTGCTTAAATGCACCAGCCAATTTCATTTCATTCTCAAAGCCCTTTTGGCCTTCAGTCATGTTTACTGGCACATTGACATTTGTCTTTGGTGCAATATCTTGACGATACTTGCTTACTATGCCAATGCCTTCTTGACCAGTTCCGCTTAAATTTCTACCAAGTAAATACTCAGGCGCTCTGATATCAGTTGGCAATGCCTCGTATGGCATAGCACCTTCAGCGACTCTTGACTGGCCCATCTTGTTGTACTGCAACATGACTGTTTTGCCATTTAAAACCACTGGCTCTGACTTACCCCACTCAGACTGAGACGCTGCCATTTTCAAAACTTCTGACACACCTTCTTTGCGTGGCAAAGATGAAAGCAATGCACGTTGCTCTTGGCTTAATGTAGAAAGCACACCCGATGGCGCTGGTGCAGCCATTGGCATGGCCATGTCCCTCTCTGCCGTTGGCACTCCTGGTCCAGTTGGCATGGGTTGAGCCGCACCAGTTGCTGTGACTGGAGAAGCACCACCAGTCAAGAACCTTGTCCAAGATTCATTGGCCGCTGCCTCTCTTTCGGCTTCTTTCAGTTTCTGATTTAAAAGCAAATCTTGAAAAGAAGTGGCACGGGCTTGCTGATAACCTTGCTGGCCAGCCTGCAAAGCTGATCCAAGTGCTTGGCCCATGCTGATGGGGACTGCACTTCGGCCACTGGCTTGAAGCAATGCACCGGCTGCTGACAGTGCAGCATTACGGCCCAAGAGCTTGCGCTGATCTTCTGTTAGCAATGCATCAAGGCCAGTTTGTACACCACCACCGCCAAACATATTGCCTAAACTTGCAAAGTCAAATTCATTAGCCATATTTCCACCTTAATCCAATAAACCTTTGAGGCGAGTATTGACCACATCGCCTCTGCTCATCATGTTAGTTGATCCTGTATCTGGTGCAAGCAAAGACGCAGCCCTCATGGCCCGTCTCTCTTGACCAGGCTTGATGGCTAGTTCTGCCACCGGTGTTCCAGCTCTATCCATGGCCACCGCGACATTGTCAAAACCTTTGGCCTGATCGTATGCATAGCCAAAAAGCGCCATGCCCACATCTTTCTCAGACCCTTGGTCAATGATCCTGACCTTTGCAGGGTCGCTGGTGATCACAATGCCTCGGCTTGTCTCAGCGACTGTCAGCCCATCAGGGATGCGAGACGGCATCGGTGATCCAGGCGTGATCAAGATGGTGTCACGCTTACTTGATGGATCAAGCAAAGCCATCAGCTGCGCGTCAGCGTAGCGTTGTGGCTCTGGGGTTGGGTTTTGTCTCATGTTAGATCAGCGCAGCCAATGCACCAAGGCCAGCACCAGTGCCTGCTGTAAGACCAAGAGTGCCAGCCAATTGAGAGCCGGCCAATGCACCGCCCAATAAGCCAGCGCCAACATTCTGAGTGTATGGAGTCGTTGCCACCATGCCAAGATTGGCAGGCTGCGCACCGAGTGAAGACTGAACCACGCCCAGACGCTGGAGGCCAATATTGCGAATGGCATCCATCTGCTGCTGGTCCAAAGCCTGACGCGCACCACCAGCGGCCATAACAGCTTGAGCGCCACCAAGACGCAATGCTTGTTGTTGTGCAGCCAAATTGCCTAGCTGGCTTGCACCGCCTAGCCTCAATTGCGCACCTTGCAAGCCTGCTTGCTGATTGGCAATGTCGGCTGCTGATCTGCGGCCAATGTCGGCCTGCTGCATGGCCATTGCCTGGTTAAATGCCTGCTCGTTCAATGTTGTGCCAAGTGTGGCGGCCTGCTTGGCAAATCCAGCATTGGTCAAAGCCTCTGCCACACCTTGGCGTGATCCACCAAATGCTCGTGCAGCGTTTGCGCGTTCACCAGTCTGCTGGATGGCAGCGCGTCTTGCTGATTCCAAATCACCCAATGCGTTTTCACGCACCATGCTTGTGTAAGGATTCATGTAGCTGCCAATTGAGCCTGGGCCTTGCCCCATGCTTAAATTAGTCTGCTGCGCTGAAATCTGTGCAGGCTGATAGACACCGCCATAAGCGGCCATCTGTGCGGCCAAGTCAGTGCCACTAATGCCTGGGCCAGCAAGGGCCGTGTTGACCAGAGCCTCCTCGCCTGCCTGATACATTGGGTTGTAGCCAGCAAACTGCTGGACCGGCAATGCACCAGCGACCCCTTGGGCCTGCTGAAAGTTGGCCAAGAATGCTTCTTTGATCTGTGGATCAATGGAGCTTGTCGATGTAGTTGTTCCACCTTTTGACATATTGCCACCTTATCCGAGTAAAGACTTTAATTTATTGGCAGGCACTTTGCCTTCATTGATCATGTCCAGAAGTCCACGGCCATACTTATTGACTGAAGACTTCTTGATCACATATTCACCCATATCAAGGTTGACAGCGCCATCATCTGGACCAGGAGGGTTTGCACCAAACATCAAGCCACCATCGACCATGCCGCCTTTGGCCATGCCGCCAGTGCTGCTTTGCTCCATGCCTGTTTGTGTTGCAGCTGTTGTGGCCGCAGTCTCTGCCGCAGTCTTGGCCACATTGGCAGCCGCGATCTGATCATACAAAGCTGGGTTATAGCCACCCATTGCTTGGCCTGCTACCACGCCAGCGTATGGATTGCCCATGGGTTGCATTTGGCCTCTGATCAGGCTGTAAGGGGATGCACCACCAGCCATGACAGCTGGGTTGTATTGCGCGCCTGGTGCAATGGATTGGTAGTTCTGAAAGTTCTGTGCAAAGCCTTGGGTCGCATTGGCAAATGGCATTGTGCCTGCACTAGTCTGAAAGCCAGTTGTTTTGTCAGTCTGCTCTGATGCCAACTTGGCTTGATTGGCCAAATAGTCCTGATAAGCCTTTTGGTTAGTCGTAATCTGCTGCTGATTTTTTAAATTATTTAAGCGCTGCTGCTCTGCATACGCTAGATTATTCAAGCGCTGCTGTTCGGCACTTGCTAAAGCATTCAAGCGCTGTTGCTCTGCATAAGCCGCTTGGTTGGCAGTAATCTGCGCCTGATTATTTATAACATTTAAGCGCTGCTGTTCATCCCATTGAGCCTGACGTCTTGCAAGTTCAGCCATAGCCGCTTGATCATAAGAAATTTCGGTGGTTGTTGTAGGCTTTGCCGCATCAAGCCTAGACTGGACATCTGAAACCGGCACACGAAACGCATTGGCAACATCAGCAGCGCTGATGCCATACTGATTCATGTTGCTTTCAATTTGCGCATCAGTTAAGCCTTTTGCTTGGGCGGCTGCATATGCGTTAATTAAATTCTCATTGAATTTTTCTTGAGTAATGCCATTGGCCAATGACCATGCAAGTCCCGCTGAAATTGCCATATCTATTCTCCTAAAGTTCCTTTGCCATTACAGACCACTGTGGGCTGTAACCTTCGTCTTTCAAAAATGTCTTTGCCCAGCCTCTTCGGCCTGCCAAAGTCACCCTGGTGCAACCAACTGATTTGCCCCAGGATTCGATCAATGGTCGCATCCGTGAGAGTTCATCTAGGTCGCCACCAGCCAGAAAATAATGCAAATTCTTTAGCCTGGGATAGACAATGATCTCTGTCAACACCACCGAGTCCTTGGCCGGCCACAGCTGTAATCTGTGATCCTCGACCATCTCAGCGACATCTTCAAAATTATGTGTGCCTCCAGAGTATTCTAATGCCGCTACCACATGGTGGCGCAACCTTTCCAAATGCTCTTGATCGCTCATCGCTTACCAGACGGCACAGCCTCTAATCTCATCACGCCCACCCGCCAGTCAGCCAAAGTGTTGCCAGTCACCTTCACATTGACCTGGCGCCCAGAAAACCGGACTGAAGTCGGGTTGGCTGCCGTATATGGTCCAAATGTGGATTGTGTGCCTGTCGGGTAATTTCGCGTTTTGAATGAAACTACCGCCTCACCCAGTGTCTGCTCATCTGGAATGACTTGACGCACCGACATGATATTGTCGCCATTGCCTAATTGGACTGGGCCAGACTCAGCGTAAAGGCTGGCGCTGTCATAGTTAAAACCGACCTCATGCTCATAGATGTAACCAGTGGTTGACACCATCAATGGATAGGTGAACACGCCAGCATCAACCCCAGCAGTTCTGGCCAATGTGCCAATGTTCCAGTGGTTTTCGCGGTAGTTGAAAGTGACATAACTGTCATTTTCATTACTGGATGCACTTGGGTAATACCACCAAATCTCACCAAACTTGCTGACATGGACCGCATAAATCTTGGATGCCTGCGCATAGTTGATATTGTCAAAGATGTAATCCGACACATCACTTGGCAGTGGCTTGACATAGCCGTCATAAATCCAAAAGCCTGCCCTACTCATCCAAATTGCAGCAGTGTCAATGGCCGCCACTGCTTGGGCCGAAATAAGACCACATCCAGAGCCAGCCTTTTCAAATCCATAAACAAATGGCGCGCCAACATACTGGGCCGTGTGGACATCCACATCTGTAAACAGTAGATTGACACCCTTGACCCGCTTGCCGGCAATGAGTGAGCCAGGGCTGGCTAAGTCATAGTCGCCTGCCAGATTGTCACCTGCCGGTGTCCACTGGGTATTGTTTTCTTGGTCGCACCATTGCACTTTCCTTGGGTTTCCACCAGCGCCAAGGGCAAAGATAATTCGCTCTTGGGTGACTAAAACTGCTTTGTTTCCAGTGGGTGCATTGGTGATTGCCGCTGCCTTGGTAGGCGTTGCAAAGCCTAATTGCCACTCATAGAGCTTGCCATCGGTGCTAGAGCAAGCAATCAAATACTCGCCCCATGTATCAAGTGACCAGGTGGTGGCTGCAATTGGCGTTCCAGTGTCTGGCCGTGCCACACCATAGGCGAATGTGCCATAAGTGCTGTAACCATAGCCTGTGAGGGTTGTGGAGCTGGCATAGCCGGTTGTGAAGCTCGTGGGCGTGATGTCTTTGAGTGTCCCCGCCTCATTCATGGCGTAGAGCTTGGTATGCGTTCCAGCGCCAATGTATCGGTTGCCACTGTTATCGCGCCAAGTGATGATGCCTCGGCATGAGCCTGTCATCTGTGAGCTTGACCTGGTGCGCCATCCATTGATGGGGCGCAGTGTCCCCTCATACCAGCGAACTAGGTTTGCGTCATACCAGCGGCCTGCTGCCTGGTATTCAGTACCATTTCGGAAAACACCTGGGGGTAGCTTTAAAGGTATGTACATGGCAGTATTTAAGTAATGTTTGAGACAAAGCTCATTGTGACAATGGCTGATGGGACTGCTGGCCGTGTGGGGCTTGTTCCGGCAGGGTATTGCTCAATGGATACACCGACATCGGTTGGCCTCCACATTATCTCAACATAGTCAGTCGCATTTAAGCTCACAAAGTAGTTGATGGCAGCAATGGTGTGGTACGGGTCTCCAGCACCTTTTCTAGGTGCAAAGCCAAATCGGCTGTTTGAGTTGGCCACATTTGTGCCATTGACCCGAAACCAGACATCCACATCTTGAGAAGCATTTGTCGTGTTTGTAAACTGTATGGAAAACTGCAAGTTCCAGATTCCGGCATCGGCCACAGTGATTCTGGACCCACTGGCCATTGTCACGCCATTGGAAAAGTCTGTGGTGTTGAATGTGACCGCATAGGCCGTGGTGGTATTGGCAGCCACTTGGTCGGTCGAGTCTTGAAAAGCCCCATAAGGGTTATTCATAAACCGACCACCTCTTGGTCCAAATAAAGACCCCAACACACTGGCCAGCTTTTTAAAGTAAATCGTCAGCGAACCATTGTTCTCATTGAAGTGCCTGCGCTCATAGACCTCGGTCGGATAACCAAGGGTCGGTGGTGCTGGATTCTCAAGTTGTTGTGTTTGGCTGGACATGGGCTAATTTTGCCCTAAACAGCCCCCAATGGATAAGACTTTTCATTGACACAAAATCAGACTACGATAATTTTGCAGCAATTGGCTGCTTTAACTGGGGAATGTCATGAAATTTGAAATGGACTTGGGTTTTATTGAAAATGAGAAAATTACAATTGAAACGTGGGATTTTGAGAAAATTGAGATCATCAAAGATTTCATTGCTTTTCAAGAAGAACACGGCTGGGCAGTTGAATATGAAGCAGTTGACCTTGATGATGAAGAGTTTGAAGATGAAGACACAGAAGAAGAGGAAATCCCACCTTTCGCTTTAGATTCCAAAGAAGAGCTGTAATCTATAAGCTACAAATGGGGCTTATTTGGCCATCAAGTACAGCCCCACATTTGAAAATGCATAGCCTGCATAGACCACGGCCATAGACGCATTGCCTTTAAGCAGCTGCTCCCCAGCAATATAGGCATAGATCGCACCAGTCAGAATGATCAGCCAGGCACTCAAAATTGACCCACATCAATCACTTGGCCCCTAAACTGGACCATGTCCTCATCAAACTTATGGACCAGCTCTGGCCACAAAAGTGTCCCATTAAAGAAGTTCAGCACCGCAAAGCCTGATCTGTGATTGCTTGGATTGATCTCGGCATAAGTAAATTGAGGGCCATCAGTCTCGGCCAGTGTCCCCGTGTCTACCCCGTATCTAACCCCGTTGTAGTCGCTGAATGGCGTGACTTTTAATGAATGCAAATGACCGGTTATTATGCTGACACCAGCGTTGACAGTGTTGTTGTGGGTAGCATGAATTCCCCCCTTGTATCGGTGTTTGATGATGCACTGCTCAGTAGGCCACACTGCCCAGCAGAAGTCCCATTCAGTAATGTGGTCAGTTAACTTAAAGCCTTTGACCTCTTTAAATTGTGGCGCGTGCTGGGCCAGTCGATTGCCAAAACGAATGTCATGGTTTCCCCATGTAAACAGTAGCTTTACATTGTGTCTGGCTGCCTTGGCCACTTCCTCTATTTCACCCAATGCACCTTGGCAGGCTTTCAATTCTTGAATGACTGAAGTCTGAGGAAGTTCAGTCACATCATGGCGGCTTATTGAAGCCCCATCAAACGCATCTCCATTACAGATGATAGCTTTAGGCTTGAATTCTTGAATGGCCCACAGTAAGCCTTTAAAGGCCGTGGACCTTTGACCAGGTATAAAGTGGGCATCAGAGAAAACAATCACAGTGCCATCTAGCATTCCAAGCTCAACTTGCTTTAGTGGACTAAATGACTTGGGTTTGTTTTTGTCGTATTTAACACCACGATGGTCACTTGCATAAAGTGCCATGTTGTAGTGCTTCTCAATCCATCTTCTACGCAAATGAACTGCCCTATTTGCAATGCCAAGATGATCTGCTACTTTTTGTGCAGATTGAAGTTGACCCCATAGTTGAATAAACTCGGTATCAGTACACGTTTCGTTAGAACTGCCCATTGGAATCCTTAGAGAGTAATTTTTCTAGCAGATTGACCACCCTATGCTCTTGAGCCTCAATCTCATCTTGAGATGATTTAGGGTCTTGGGCCACTGTCAGAAGATCATGCAAAAAGACATGAAGCAATTCATGCAGGGCCGTCTGGTCTAAAGATTCTGGGGTGATCTTCTCAGCACCAAAGTCACCCAAACGATATGTGGCCAGTCTGGCGCCTTCATTGAATTCCACTGATGCCATGGCATTCTTTGCAGGCTTCAATCCCTTCTCGATGCGCCAGTCGCCAAGATTAAGCACTTGCTGCCATTTCCGCACACTTTGTGCAAAAAGCGCGGAGTCTTCTGGTGTGGGAATGTTAGACATATCAACACCTTAAATGACTTTTATGTCAATTTAATTTAAAAGTAAGCACTCAGCTTTTCTGCGCTTCAATAGACCAGGCAAAACTTTGCCCCCACCCTTGGTCCAGAGCATGAGCTGCTCTTGAGCGCCTTCCCAGTCTTGGGCATTGATTTTTCGCTTTAAAGTGGATGTCTGGAGACGGCCCACGCCCAGGTTGTAGCACCAATCTACGACCGCATTGCACTTTCTTTCATCTGTTAGAAGAATGGGACAGTTTCTGACAACACCAGGCAAATAGGTGTGCTCCAGTTCATACATTAAAAGATTGTTTGCTTCTTCCAAACTTATTAAAGGATCATTTAATGTGACCTTAGTACCATTGGCATAGTAAGTCGAGCCAAAACCTATTGTGGCAACATTAGCTGGACATAGATACGGCCTAGCCCGAAAGCCCTCGAATTGCTTACAGAGTGATGCTGCCAACTCTAAGTTCATAACCCACGCTTGGCCAATGTGCGATCAAGAAACCAGAAGTTGATTGTCCCAGCCAGTAAGGCCGAGAAATCTGGAGTCATCATTGTCTTGAACACTTCAACGGCTGGCGCACCGGCAAGCCATGCGTTATACGCAAACCAAACGTGAATGAAGCTCCAGACAAATAAAACCCAGTATGTGACCACGGGCCGGACTGATGCCGATAAAGATGCGGCCCATCCACCAGCTGCTTTGACCATGTCGGCCTGTTGCTGAATGGCACTGTTAAAAGCATCCATCACGCCAACATCAATGGCAGCCTCTCTTTGTGCGCCTATTTCTGCGAGTTTCATTTGGCCACGCATTTGCTC